TCAGATCAAGCCGACCTCACACATACACACCAGCTCGGTGCGCGTGTTGTTGGGCAGGATCGCTTTCAGGTTGTACTTCTTGCCGTGGTAGGCCAGGCGGTGCGCCGTGGTCAGGTCGTCGCGGTAGCCGATCGTCACGCGCATCGTTGTGGCCGATTGCTGAGCGTCAGCGGCCAGGAACTCGCGCCCGTTGATACCTTCGATGCTCGCCCACTCGGTGCCGATGGTGGCCCAAGACTGGACCATCTCGCCGGTCTGCGGGTCTTGCACGCTGGTGTACTGCTGTACCTCGACCGGATGACGGCGGCGCCCGGTATTCATCACAGCACCGCCATCGATTTATACGGAGCCAGCAAGAGCTGGTAAGCCGTGTTCTCGTGAATCGGGCGGTCGGACTGGCGCTCCCGGTTGACGTACAGGTCGCCTGTCAGCAGCAGAATGGCGCACTCGATGGCCTCGGGCATGGGGTCTGGCAGATCGTCGCCCAGGTACTGCTCCACGTGCCGGGTTGCGGCGTCCAGATAGAGCTGGATCAGCGGGTCTTCCATTGCGTGCATGACGCGCAGGTGTTGCTTGGCTTCGGCCACAGTAATCATACGAAGAACACCTCGGTATCAATTTCAAAGGGGGCGGCTGCGGCTTGGGCGGCGCCCATTGCCATCGCCAGGGCTTGCAGGCCGTCGATTCGGCCCGTGCGGCGTGATTTGTCGAGCTTGCGGCTGCCGGCTGGGTCTTTCACCGCTACGGCATTGGCGGCGCACATGGTCAGCACCGGGTGGTTGCCATGGGCGACACGTCCGTTCAGCAGTTCGGCTTCCAGGGCGTCGAGTGCCGGGGCCATATCCTTGAAGCCTTGACCGTGCGGCACTAGCGGCAGATCGAGGCCCAGGCGGTCGAGTTCTTTCTTGAAAATGTCGATACGCCAGCGGTCGAAGGCCACGGCCTGAATGTCCACGTCGGACAGGATCTCAGCCATATCGGCGGCCACGGCTTCATAGTCCACCGTCGCGCCGGGTGTCGTGCGCAGATAGCCCTCGGCGGCCCACTGGTCATACGGGGCGCGATCTTTCTTGGCGCGGTCGAAGATGCCCTGCTCGGGCGTCCAGAAGTACGGGCGAACCTGCCAGACGCCAGCGGTTTTGCCGATCAGCACAAGCGCCGTCAGGTCGGTACGGGCGGACAGGTCCAGACCGGCATACACGGGACCGTCGAAGGGTTCTGGCTCGGCATCGCAGGCCATCCACACGTCAGGCGATATGAACGGGCTGTCCAGGCTCACGCGCTGATTCAGCAGCAGGTTCCGAGCGGTGTTGGACATAGACGGCATCCGCGCCGCTTGCTGCATCTGCTCGCGCAGGTCGTCTTCGGAGCGGAACAGGCCCAGCGCCGGGTTAGCTGCTTTCCAGGCATCCTCGTCTAGCAGGTCGCAGCCCTTCGGCGCGGCGTACAGGTGGCAGACGATGCGCGGGTCTTTCGACTGCTTGGCGTCGTCGATCCACTGGCTCAGCAGATCGGCATCGTTCGCGGCTTGGGTACTGATAGCGATCAGCAGCGGGCTTTCGTGCGCGCCTTGTGAAGTGGTGATGGCGTCCACGAAGTCGGACTGCGGCCCTCGGATCTGGCCTATCTCGTCGAGGATGGCGAGCACCGGGGAAAGGCCGTGTGCCGTTCTGCCGTCAGCCGCCAAGGCGCGAAACTCAGTATTCAGCGGCAGGCCTAGCAGGCGCTTGCCGCTCGGCACGATGCGGACGATCTTCGACAAGGCCGGCGACTGTTGAACCATCTTCGATGCCAGGTTGAATACCAGCGCAGCCTGGTCACGACTCATAGCTCCCGACACTAGCTGGCTGTTCTGCTTGGCTTCAGGCCCGACCAGGTGCGCGAGGATCAGGCCAGCAATAAGCCCGGATTTTCCGCACTTTCTCGCTATCGAGAGAATGGCGCGCCGGGTGCCGTTCGGGTTGTCGTATACGTCGCGGATGAACTGTTTCTGAAACTCAGCCAGTACCAGCGGCTTGCCCACGTCCGCGCCTTCCGGCACTACCAGATACTTTTCGCAGAACTGGATGATCTTCTCGGCCCTGGTCATTGCATCGTCGCCAAGGTAGGGATCAGGTCATCGTCGAGCTGAGCGCGGGCGTCTCGCTCCAGGGCGGCGCTTTTCGGCAGATCCTCGGCTTTGCCCACGGTGGCGATGGTGTCCACCTTCAACTGTCGGCCAGTGGCCAGGGCGCGGCGGCTCATGTTTTCCATGATGGCAATCGCCGGGTGCGCCTTGCCGTCCAGGATGAAACCATCGCGGTCGAGGGTCTTTTGCAGTTGCTCGATATCGGCATAGGCGCGGGCAAGGCTCGCGGCCAGGATCAGGTCAGCATCGGTCCAGGTATCACGCGGGCGAGCGGTCACGATGGCATCCCAGAACGGCTTGGCGGCCTTGCTCACGCGCACAAACGCAGGCGGCGCTATAGGGCCAAGCGCAACGGCCTGAGCGGCTGCTACGGCGGCTCTGGCGCTGTCTGAGCGGGGGCGGCGTGGGGTGGTTTTCATGGCGGTTAGTAATAAACACGCAGGGAGGGGGCGGTCTTCTCGCCAGCGGTTGCTGGTGATTTTTCCGCTCGATTCCACGGGTGCGCCGGGTCGAGTGGCACGCCGTTCACGTCGCAGCCCAGGAACACGCTCTTATTCATGCTCGCGGCTGTCTTGAGGCTATGACAGGTGTGACAAAGGCTCTGAAGGTTCTCCCGGCTGTTGTCGTCGGTGTAGTCCTCGCGGCTGTCCTCGATGTGATCCACGTCCGTTGCAGGCACTACCAGACCACGGGCGGCACACATACGGCACAGCGGCTCACTTGCCAGCACCTCGGCGCGCAGGGTCTTCCACGCGCTGCTGTTCAGGCTCAGCGTGCGTTTCTTCTTCATGCTGCTGCCCCTTTGGTTTGTGCATCTTGATCGGCAATAGCTGGTCGGCCATCCGGTCTTCCAGTGGCAGGCGTTGCATTTTCAGTTTGCGCATCGTCGATACCTTCAATGGCGGGCAGGTTCTCAATGCGGCGCACCTCAGAACGGAGCATCCATCCGTCCTCGATGCCGCGCTGATAGAAGTTGGCGCGGGCCAGGCTGTCGCCACGCAGCAGACCTTCCACGTTGTGCTCCACGAAGAACGCCGGGTTGTTGATGCACGCCCGGTTGATCGCCTGCTCCCACATAACGAGATGACGGCGCAGCGTGTTGGTCACGAAGAAGCGGGCCAGCTCGACCACGTTCGAATAGTTCGCGGCCTCCATATCCCCGATCATCACGGGCGGTACGCGGAACAGACGCGCCGTCTCGACGATGGACAGGCGCCGGGCTTCGATCCACTCGGCATCCTCAAGCGTCATGCTCACGGTCTTAAACGTCGCGCCTTGCGGCAGTACGGCGGTCTTGCCGTGGTTGGCGATACCGGCTTGACCAGCGGACCAGCTCTCGCGGATCTGCCCGGCCTGCTCTTTCGTGGTGCCGGGTGGTGTCTCGATGACGCCCGATAGCTTGGTGCCTTGCTCGAACATCTTGGCGCCGTGGGTACGCTCTGCCAGGGCCAGGCCGATAGTGTCGCGGGCTACTTGGATGGGCGAGCGGCCCAGGATTCCGTCATCGGAGTGGTAACGCAGGTGCAGGACTTCATCGGCCAGCAGGCGGCGCTGGTTGCCCTTTCCGTCCACATGGTCATAGACCAGATTGCCCAGGCTCGAACGCAGCACCGTGACGCTATCCGGGTGCAGCGGCAGCAGGGCTTTCACCGAGCCGTTCGGGTTCCACACGATTTCCGCATAGGCGTTACCACGCAGCAGAACATGACGCTGCATCTGCTCGCGGAACTCCAAGGCGCTTTGCCAGTTGTTCGGCGCATCGTGCAGCAGGCGGTAAAGCGGATGGGTTTTCGCCTTCTCGCGTCCGTTGTCGGTGTTGCGGTACACGTCGAGCGGCAGGCTGCCCACCGTCTCAGAGATAGCCGCCACGCAGGCATACACGGCGCTGATACCTTCGGCGGTGGTTGTGTTCACGTCTACGCCAGCCACGCCTTGGCCTACTGCGAAACTTTCGTAGTATCGGTCGAATGTCGGCGTTGTCGGCTCGGGGCTGGATCGTTTGAACAGGCGCGGAAACTTCACTGGCAGGCCTCCAGATACAGACGGGCAAGGCGAATCGAGCGCGGCAGCTTCGACCGGACTTGAACACTCGTCGCGTCATAGGCCGGGTTGGCCGTGATGGTGATTTCGAATAGATCCACGTCTCGCAGCTCGCGGACGGGTTTCGCGCCTTCGGCCCAGGTGTCACGAACAGGTAGAAACCCGAACGAACAGCCGGCCACGTCGCCACGTTTCACCAGTTCGGCCAGATCGCGGCCCAAGTTGGTATCGGGAAGGTCCAGCTCGAATGCCAGCCCTTCGGAATCTTCTGTTAGTCGCAGAGTGCCGGCACCCAGGCGACCGAGCAGCGACTTGCCGTCGTGCTCGTAAATCGCCCGGATGTTTCCAGCAGAAGCGGCGGCAAGCGTCCGGGTGAAAGCACCGGGGCGGATGACTTCCACAAACTCGCCCAGGTCCGTCTCAGAGTTGAACCGAGCGGCATAGCCGGTCAGCTTGCGTCCGTCTGGCTTCAGCCCATTGCTTGCGCGCCGTTCCATTGCTTAGACCTCGGTCGCTACGACGAAGCCTTGCGGGTGGCGCACGGCGGTATCGACGGTGGCCATAGCGCGAACCTGAATGCCGCCACGGCTGTAGGCCGGCTCAGCGTATGGGTTCACCAGAATGTCCACCTCGGACCAGACGCCCAGCATGACCTGGCTGAAGTCACCGAGGATCAGCTTGCCGGCCGGGACGTTCTTGCTCGCTGCCAGGGCCAGGCCAGCCATTGCTCCGCCGTCATACAAGAAGCCCGAACCGGAACCGGCGACCTTCTCGGCAGCAGCCAGGGCGGTGCGGATGGCGGCAGTAGTCAGCCAGCGACCGTTGCTGATATCCACGTCATCGAGCATTTCCAGCATCGCCAGAACGCCGGCCCAAGTGGTCGGAACGTCGCCCGCGTCTTGAATGCCTACGGTGCCCAAGATGCCCAGCGGCTGCCCAGCCAGACCGGAACCGTTGATGATCGCGGCGTCAATCTGCTTGGCGATCAGGAACGACAGGTCTTCGCGGACCAGTTGCTCGATGGCCGGGGCGCTCTGCTGAATGAGCTGGCGACTCATTTCGGTTTTGCCGCCACAATGGCGAGGCGTCAGCGTGATTTGGTCGAAGCTCATCTCGGCTTCCGGCACGGCCTGGCCTTCAGTAACCCAGCCGGTTTCGAGGCCCGAACCGAACTTCGGAATCGCGACGTTGCCACGCAGGCCGGTCATCACACGGACGCCCATCTGGCGAGCCAGCAGAGCCTCACGCAGCGGGCCGATGTAGTCCTGAGCGCGATGGTCGGCACCGACCAGTTCAGGCGCGGTCGCGGTGGTGTTGGCGCGCTTCTCGAGACTGGCGAAGGGTACGAAGGCGCCCTCGGCTTTGCGGCCACTGCGGCGTTCAGCTTCGCGGGCATATTCGGCCTCGGCACCGTCCAGGCTGCGGCCTTCCATCTGAGCGCGAATCACGCGGGTGACGCTCACGGAGTCAGCCAAACGGTCGAAGTCGGCAGAGGGTGCGCCAGATACCGGAGTGCCAGCGGCGCGGCGTTCTACTTCGCCCAGGTATTCGGCACGCTCAACCTGAGCGGACAGGGCGCGTTCTTCGGTCTTGAGGGTGTCGAACTGCTTGGTTTCGTCGGCAGACAGATCGCGGCCTTCAGCGGCTGCGGCATCTACCAGGGTTTTCATGGCGGCGACCTTGGCGGAGCGCTGCTCGCGTAGGGCGGAAATCTTCATTGGTGTCGTACCTGTAAAGTTAGATGACATGCACGCATACTGTACGCATATACAGTATTCAGCGCAACTAATCGTTGACAGGTAGGTTGCGCACGTTGTAGCAGGCATAAAAAACCCCGCTCGGTAGCGGGGTTGAGGTCATTGCACGGTTGCGTCAGGCCATCGTTCCTTGGCCTTTCTCAGTGCTTCGGTATGGGTCACCGGCTCGCAGATCATCGTAAACGGCGGATGCCCGTCAACAATAATGGTCCAGTGACCGCGGCGTGATTCGCCGTCATTCGCTGCGACCTCTGCCAGCAACTCCAGGCGATGAAGCTTGATGTATTGGCGAACGCCGGGCGTCAGCTTGCTCGATGGCGAGACGATCAGACGGTTGCCCTTCACCTTGGCGCTGAAGCCGTGATCGCGGAGATAGTCGATAGCGGCCATTAGAAAGCCTCCGCGTCGTCATCATCGAAGTCGGGCGAATCGCTGAAGGTGCTCACGTTTTGCTGAAGATGCTCATAGTTTTCTGTGAGCACCTTCTGGCGATCTTGAGCACCTTCAGCGGGAAGGCTCCAAACCCACTGCTGTTTCCCTCCCCCGAAAGCCCCGCCCTCCTTCTTCGCAACCGCACCAATCGTTTTCTGAGCGCGGCGAACCGTTGCCCAGGTAAGCCCGTTTCCGTCAGCGTCTTTTTTGATCTGGTTCGTCGGAACCGGGCCAGCGGCAAGAAGATCGCGCAGGAAGTCGCAGGCATCGTCCAGCTCTGTACGGCGCTCGTCCTGATTCTGCGACTCAACGTCCGCAAGGATCTCGCGCGCGGTCCCTTCGATCTTTCCTCCCCATAGCACGCGAGTAGTCGTGATGCCCTCCCCGACCGTGCATTCCTCGATGGTGTAAGAGCATCCGCCGTCGTCTACCGCGATGTTCGACTTTGCACGCGCCAGCACACGAAGCTCGGAGTCTTCTTGCTTCGCGGCCACCAGCACCGTACGCGCCAGCGCTCCAAAAGCCTGCGACCCCAGCACTCGCTCGGCCGGGTTCTTGTCCGCCGATCCTTTCGAGAAGTGGGTGATGCCCAGCACCGCGCAGTCATGTTGCTCAGCAAGGTCGACCAGGCCTTGCAAAGCCCGTCGCACGTCGTTGGCGCGGTGCATATCACCAGAGACGGCGGACACGATGGGGTCAATCATAATCAGCCCCACGTCACCGATTCGTTCCATTTCAGCGGCCAGCAGGTCGATATCCTTGGCCGGGTCGAATGGCTGGGTTTCCCCTAGTCCGTTGACGCGGCCTTGCAGGATGTACACCTTTCGAAGATCGGCACCGGACGCCATCAGGCGCGGCACAATCGTGTCGGACGCGTCATCCTCGCTCGACCAGATAACAACGCTGCGCCGCTCACGGCAGGGTTCGCCATCTGGCCAGCGCCCCCCGCTCGTGATGGTTGCAGCGAGGCCAATCGTCAGCGTGGTTTTGCCAGTTCCTCCAGCACCAGCAAGGATGGTCAGCTTGCCCAGCGCCAGCCAACCTGACCAGGCCCAGTGAATTGCGGTTGGTGTGATGCTGGTCGCCTGAATGGCATTCGCCCGCCAGGCGTCCTTGGCGGCAGCTTCCGCCCATTCCTTCTTCAGAATCTCGATTGCTGCGGCCATTACGCGACCCCCAACCGGCGCTTGGCCAGCTCTAGCCGCTCTTGGTCCTCGGCGGACAATTGCTTGCCTAGGCGCATCTGCTCAACCGCAACGGTAATAACCATCGCCTCGAACTGGCGCGCTGCTCGGCTTGGCTGGGATGACCGCGGCTTGTCGCCAGCGAACAGATCGCGCAGTTCCAGCCCGACCGCGCCGGCAATCTCCGCGGCGCTACAGCCGGCCCAGCACTTCAGCAGTACGGTGCCGTTGTCGGTTTCCTTGATACTCAGACTGGGATTCTTGTCATCGTGAGCCGGGCAGCAGGCAAGCCACTTGGCCGCACCGTTCGGCTTTACCTTATCGAGGCGTGACAGGATGTTGTCGATTGGATTCATGCCGCCTCCCCCGTGTGTTCAGAGGTACGACGGGCCAGGAACTCAGCCAGATCGCTAAGCCGGTAGCGGACGAGCCGGCCGACTTTCATATACGGGAGGTTATAACGCCCGGTCGAGCGCCAGACGGACAAGGTAGAAGCCTTGATGCCCAGGGCAACAGCGGCTTGCTTGTCATCTACTTGAACAGGCGGGTTCTTCGGATCGTAGCCAAGGGCGGCAGCGATATCGGCCTTGATGGCCTCGATAGTGGTGTGCATGAGTATTGCCTCGTCGGGTCAGAAGTGACGAGGCAATGGTCGAGAAAGCGGAGCGGGAGAAAAATTTGGAGCCCGTATCGGAAATAGGGTTATCCGATACGTTTAATATGGTTTCCGTTGCGTTTGCTAGGTTTTGCGGCGTCGCCCCCCTTTACGGGCGTATTCCGGTGCGACTGGCTTAATCCAGGCTTTGATCCTCTCCGCTGTTCCCGGCAAATCTTCAGAGAAACCCTCCTGAAGCAGCGCGCGGTATACCCGTTCTGCCATATCCCCAATCCGTACGTCTTTAGCGTCATCAGCTTCCCAGAGCTTTGTCGCGATCATCTTCGCGCGCTCTACGGTGGCCGCTTTGGCGCTATTTATCTCCATAAGTGGGCGCATGGTCGACTTCTCGCGCACGCCTTGGGTCAGCACAAAATCCCGAATCATTAACCCATAGTTGCGCACTAACGAGCCGAAAACCTCTAGGACCTCATTGGCGATGTTCGGGTTTTCTACAATCACGCGCTCCAGATCACGCATCGTTGAATTTAGCTCCGCGAGCACGGTTTCAGCCGTTGCGTCATCTTTCAATATCCCAGCGTGGAACATTGCTTCGCGTTCAATCCTCTCGAATTGCGACAAAGGAAGGTCTGCACTGACTAGCGCATTCGCCGCCCCCGCGGAGGCGTAGACGCGCTGATAGATTGGACTATCTCCTTTTTTAGGCGGTGAACATAGGTTCACGTCGGCCATAGATGCTTTACGCAGGAGGAGGAACCGCTTGTAGTCATTACTCATCATGCCCTCCGGCACTCACTCAAATAGATGGCCAGCCAGACGGTTGAGTGATCCGCTTTTCGCCCCGTCGGGCTAGGCTGGCCAAACTCGATTATTGTGCCGGCTGCTTTCTGATGACGTGGATCACCTTATGTATGGCCTCCACCTTCGATAGCTGAAGGCTAAGTGATTTAGGCGGATTGAGCATTTCCACGCAAGCGACGGGCCTGGCCTCGCCATCCATGTCCCACCATGATTTAGGCGGTAGAGCAAAAGCCAAACGCTTGATCAGCGGTTGCATATCGCCATTCTTCCACCAAATAGCGATCAGGTCGCCAGGCGCTGGCGGCTGATCTGGATCACATACCAAGATGTCACCCGGATGAACCAAAGGAACTAGGCAATCACCGGATCCAGCCAGCGCATATGCGTTCGGTCCGGGATTCGCACTCTTGGGGCAACCGATGCTCTCAGTGGGTGTTTGGTTGCCCAGCGAGTAGGCATTAGTATTGGTTGTAGCCATAGGATAAGACCTCCAGCGGTCTAGCTTGTGGTTAGGGTCTGCTGGTATTCGCAGTATCAGCAGGCCCGAAATTGCGACGAAACGGCGCTTAAGTAGCGTTGCCCATCGCAGCGGTAATTTTCTCGAGTGCCTCGCGCACCGGATCGGTGGCTAAGTGGGCATAGCGCGCCGTGGTCACTGTCGTGGTATGTCCTAGCAGCTTCCCGACCATCGGTAGGCTCACTCCCTGCCCGACTAGCCAGCTCGCCGTGGTATGCCGCAAGTCGTGAATGCGAATGTCCGGCGCCTCAGACGATCCCACTTCAGCGGCGAACGCTTTCAGCACCTCTTTCCAGCTCGCATAGATATTGGTGACGTGGCCGGCGCTGCTGCTGGATGGGAAAACCCACTCGGCACTCACTCCGACGCGGCGCTTTAGGATTGCCACGGCTGGCGGCGGCAACGGTATCGAATGCACACGCTTGTTCTTGTGGTGCGCGCTGCCGATGGTCCAGACATTCGCCTTCAGGTCCAATTGATCCCAGCGCATCGCCTTCACGTTGCCGGATCGGGCACCAGTGAACAGGCACAGACGGAAGATATCGGCGGCGTCCTCGTTGTTGATCGAGTCAATTGCCTTGAACAGCGCCGGCATCTGGTCTGGCTTGACCCACTGTTCCCGTGGTGCTTCCCGGTTGTCCGTGATCGTGGTCCAGGGGTTGCGAGTGTCCAGGCCGTGATGCTTGATCGCGTGGTTCCAGATCGCCCTCGCCAGTCGCTTGAGGTGGTTCGCTTCGACTGGTCCGCTGTTGACGGTCACGTCGCGGAAAATCTTGCCGACGAGTATTGCTGTCACCTCGCTCACACGGCGGTTCGCCCGATCCTTGAGGTGGCATTCATACAGGCGCAGGTCTTTCTTCCAGCTCCGTTTAATTGGCTTTTTCGGGTTCGGACCCACGGAGCGCTCGGTTTCCCATAGCGTCCAAAGGTCTTTGACGGTCAGTTCGTCCTTCTTGGCGGTGGCGGCTGCTCGGACGCTTTCGCCAGCGTTCAGCATCTGAAGCTTCTGGCGTGCGGCCGCTCGTGCCTGCTCGACGGTCAGATCATCGGGAAAGGTACCCAAGCGCAGAAACTCGGTGTTGCCCTTGCGCCCCATGCCGGCCACGCGACGAATCACATAGAAGGTCTTGCTGCCGGCCGGGGTGACACAAAGGGCCAGCCCTTGGGTTTTGGTGTCTCGATACCAGGCCCGCTTGCTGGTCGGCGCGATGCTGGCCAGTGCTGTCTTGGTGAACTGAAACGAAGTGTCCGCCGCTGCCAT